AGGATTCAGATTTCCAAGAAAGGTTGGCCCAATCTTCTCTGGTATCTTCCTCTGCTTTTAAAAGATAACAGTTATTGAAAAACTTCTTGTCCCTTCCTGCATAATAAAGGTAACGACCTCCCGGTAGAAATCTTATATTGGATATATGATCTATTAAAGATTCTTTCTCATCCTTATTAAGATTATCCTGACAGACATCTTCTACCAGTGTACATGCCAACTCATGCAAAGTCTCCGCTCCTTCATGAGCGTATTTGGTATAGAAAATATCTTCACTAAACTTGGATCTGAATTGCGGATTACGATTACTCTTAAACATGTCTTCCCCTTTCCCCTACCAAACTATTAAAAAGATCTTGCTGTTCTTTCTCTTCTGAATAATATAATTTCAATATTAATTGAGCGTAATGTATAGCTTTTTCTACATCCTTTTTACCTTCTCCCTTGATCCGATGTCTGGTAATATATTTTATTACATTACCTTCAAAGTAATCAAGGTTATTCGCATGAATATATTCTACTGGCTGGATACCACAACTTTTATAATGTTCCCCTCCAATCTGATCTTCCAGCGGATCAAAGGAGAGACTGGAATTTTCTTCTGACATTTTCTAGATCTCCTGATTTTATAACTTCATAAGCATAATGTCTAACCTTGTAGGGAGGGATGCCAGCCTGATGACATATCTGTTCAAAGTCTTCACATGTTACACCTACAGATGCAAAGAACCAAGCATCCGCTTGAGTTCTCTGTGATTTAATTTGGCTCGACTCTTCCTTCTGTTTGGGTTTTGTTAAATCAAGAAGAGCCTGAACAATAACAGAAAGATACAAGGTTCTATATGAATTTTTATTTGTTAGATCATATAAGGATTGTGTGGAAGTGAGGGCTGAAAGTTCAAAGGATGGCATGTTCTTGGACAGGTCTGGAAAATCTTCCACCTATATAGTTATTATAGTAAGCGGGTTCATCCGTTCCTTCCAGTGTAGCAGTGAACACATCATTTTTCATTTGGTAGTAGCACTCATAATATCGTAAGCTTCTTTTATTCTTGAACTCTGAAATAATTGTAAACCTGAAATGTTTCTTGCCAATCTTTTTAATATCCTCAAGGAGATATTTACTGGAACCCATATAAATTTTCCAATCAGATTCACTTTTTCTTTTTCTCTTTTTATAATTATAATATTGTTTAGAACCTATGTAGGCTTTTTTGGTTTTTAAATTTGTAATCTTATAAACAAATCCAAACTGATTTAGATCAGGAGGTTGATCATATTCCCAATGCATTACCATGCAGCCAGTTCAGGAACCTCTGGCTCTTTTGCTACCTGTACCAGATATCTTTTACCATTTGCATACTGAAAGACACGTATTCCCTGACCTTGATTAACATCCTGCCAGCACTCTTTCTTATGGCTACAATAAATGCACCCAATACCAAGCTTAGAGTTACCAGACTTGCCATCAGGAACACTAGGATAGCACCTGTCAGGCAGCTTAGAACTTGCAACCATCTTTTTAAGATGGTTAATTCTCGAACCAGCATTGATCATCTCCATTGAATGAACAGGAGTAAGGCAGATATCTCCAGTTGACTTATCAATAACAAGGAAAGCAGCTTCATCTACATTATTTGCTTCTGCATATGCAGAGATCTGTGCTATATAACCAAAGGGATCGTCGTTCATCAGGTTGTTACCTTTAAATTTCTGAAAGCTTTTTCCTGAAGAACTTTTACAATCAACAAGAACATCATCAATCATTGCATCCTGATGTCCAACAACTCCTGCAACTTCTACTTGCTTTTGCTGCTGCGAAACCTTATGTCCTGCTATGGAAGAACAAAGAAGAAGGAACTCTTCCAGAATATATCCATAAAGAAACTTAATTCGGGTACTGGGTCTGAGAGAAAAGCCTTCCTTTCTTTTAGTATTGGTATCATACCATAGCTGCCTGTCTGGTCTTCCTATGGCAGACAATCTCAAGTGACCGTTAGTTCTTGGTTTCTCATATAAAAATTCCTTGATATGTTTCTTAAGCATATTGCCAAAATTATTTATATATTTATCTACTTCCTTTTCATCCATATCAATCGGATCAAGAGAAAATAAACTATTAATATCTTCTACCAGTGTATCAATTTTTTTCATTATAAAAAAGAAGGTGAGTAGTATTAATCTTTACAGAATCAGGAGTTTGATTTTTTTAACTTAAAGAATTAATAACTACTCACCTTTCATCTCCTTGTTATTTACGAAGCAAAGGGAATGTCTTCAGCATTATCAGTTACATACCCTCCGGGTACAACATCAAAGTCATCTGTATTATACTCTACCAAGTTTACGACCTGCACAGCATTCAGATAACCCTTAACACCACCACCATACACAGTGTACTCTTTAGGAAAATAAGAAACATTAACCTTTGAGCCGTTTCCGATACGCTTATTGGAAGGAAAGGGATTGCGCTCAGAATCCTTTACTGTGATAGAACGGCTGCTGCCATCCTTGGTACGGGCATACTGTTTTAAGGTGACAAAATCTCCACGATCATCACTCTTGTTTTTAATGGTCAGGCCATCAGCTTCTGCAACCTTTAGATTTTTCTTATCAAGATTACAAACCTCGATTGACCACTCACCATCAGGATTAAATTTAGTATTGGGGGTAATGACATGCGCCCAGTACGCTTCGCCTGAAATGATACTCATATACGTTACTCCTTTTTTGATAATTACAATTAACATTTAAACTTGGGGCGGCTCTCTCGTCGCCCTTTTTATCTGTGAAGACTTTACGCCTTTCTGATTGTTATCGTTTAGTAGCTGTACCTATTCAGCTAACTAACACATGTTTTCAAATCGAAGTATAACACATCTGAAGAAGGGAATCAACACCTAATTTTATTAATGTGTCTCTGCCCATGTGTGTCCTGCTTTATATGCACAATCCAAGGGACACTTCATATCCAGTTCCCTTGTTGTTTTCTGCATGGCTTCCTTGGTTATCTGTCCAAATCTTTCCTGATCTTTTATAGATACTTCAAATTGATACTCATCATGAACTGAGGCTACCAGCTTGGCATCTATTCCTGCCTTGCGAATGTAGTCATCCATATGTACGAGCCATTCCTTACAAACTATAGCACCTGCTCCTTGTAATAAAGTATTAAGACTTGCATGAACAGCCCTGATCTGGAAGTATCTTCCATCCAATCCTCTAACAGTTCCTTCTTCGGCTGCTTCCTGTATGTTGTTTCTTAGTCTACTCAGGGCTGGCATGTTCTTAAGAAATCTACGAATTAAAATATTACCCTGTCTGGCTCCTGCTCCTACCACCTTACCTATCTTGGCTGGTCCTGCCCCATAAAGAAAGGCATAGATGAAAGTCTTGGCCTGACTTCTGGTCTGCAAACCAGCAGCTTTCTGATTGGCTGTGTGTACATCTCCGGTAAGAACTTCATTGGTAAACTTTTTATCTTCCATGTAATGAGCCAGACAGCGTAACTCTAGGCTACTGGCATCTGTTCCTATCAGTACATGCGTACTTGGATTAGATACCGTCCATAGCTCTCTACATTCCTTACCAAAGGGAGAGGAAAGGGAGGGAACCTGTGCCATGTTGGGAGAATGATGTGCCATCCTTCCTGTTACTGTCTTGAGAGTAAGAACTTTTCCCCTTACCCTGTCATCTTCCTCACATTCCTGTATCCATGATTTTAATAAGCCTGTTCTTTTCTGCAACAGAAAATATCGGTTGAACATCTTGGCTTCCTTCATATCAATCTTGGATAAAACTTCTTCATTAATAATAATATTTTTCTTGTCGGTATAAAGATCCGGTTCCCATCCCTTCTCCATCAGACGTTCTGCTATCTGTTTTCGGCTGGCTATATTAAAAGGTTCTTCCCTGATTTTTGTTTTTAACGGTATCTGTTTAGGAGGAAAGGTATGCAATGCTTCTTCTTCCAGCAGATGCTGCTCATCTTCAAGTCTGGATAGCAATATTATTGCATCTTTTATATTAAAGGCAAACCCGTTCTTCTGTTGTTGATCTACTATAACTCTTACTTTTCTTTCCAGTTTATAGGAACGTGTAGAGAATCCCTGTCCCTCATGCTCCATCTGTTTAGCAAGTTTGCGAGTTAGTTCTACATCTTTTTTACAATATTCTAACATCTCTGGACTGTAATATCTAAAATCATTAAAGGTTTCTTTAGGAAATTTAAGTCTCTCTCCCCATGATTCCAGAGAATGTCCTCCTTCTCTAATAGGATTATAAAGTTGGGATTCAATAAGAGTATCTCTGATCTGAGACAATTTAATATTAGAACCTGTTAATCTATTTAGAACAGGGGCATCGAAGCTGATTCCATTATGCATAATAAATTGATCTATTCTTTTAGACCACTCAGGAAATTCCCTACACTCATCACCTATCCATACTCTTTCATCACTAGAAGTACAGGATCTGGCTACGATACAGTGCAGAACATCAGCTTCTAAAGAATTTGTTTCTATATCAACTACTGCGCTTACCATTGGTCATGTCCACTACATAAGCCTGATCAACAGGAATGTGAAAGAAAAGCTCACCCTTTGTTATATGTTTATTAGCTGCTTCTTTAATAGGACTTTCCAAAACTGTGTTAGCATCAACGTGCCATGCTTTTGTACAGTCATGATTAAAAACTATAAAGGTACACATATAATCAGAGTATTTTCTTTTCCACTCATCCAGTAATCTCTTTTTACGGAAGGGAATGCGAAGTTCTTTCCAGTTCTCAGGCCATTCCCCGGTCCAAGAATATTTTATCTCTACTTCATAAAGTTGTGGATACCCTCCATCATCTGTCTTGACTGTAAGATCAAAGAATGTAGTCTCTTCTGAATTTACACTGCATCTGGGTTGGGTAGCTTCAAGCCACTCAATCATATGTTTCTTGGCTACACTGTCTGCTTTATTATATAGATTTCTATCAAACTGTTTCTTCATTTTCATCTCCGTTTAGAAAGGGATTATCTACCTGAGACATCCTTCCGGTTTGTCTATCATAAAATAGATAACAGGCTATACCTGTATCTCCTGTATAACGGTTCTTTAAAATTCTTATTGTAGTAGTGTTAGCTTCTACTTCATCATCTGCCTGTTGATTTCTTTCCATAGCTATTACACTATCAGATAGATGAGCTATGCTTGCTGATCCCCTAAGATGAGAGAGACTAACCTCCCTGCCGTCTTCATGTCCTCTGTCACCAGCAGGTCTGCGTAAATGAGATACCAGCAACAAGGCTATGTTTGTTTCTTCTACAAGGGATCTTAATTTTGTCATAAGAATATCTATCGATCTCCTTTCATCTCCAAATTCTTCCTGACCCGATATTAAAATGGACAAGTGATCAAGAAATATCCACTTACATTCAAGTGCCTTTGCCATATGTCTTATCCTGTCCAGTATTTCATCATTAGATACAGAACCGAAATGATCAAAGGCAAAGAACCTTTTAGTATCAACTGTTTTCTTTTGCCAATCTTTCATCTGCTCTCTTGTAAACTTTTCTCTGACTTCTCTGATATATAATCTTTCATCAGCTTCGACACTCATTATATTAAACGCTGTATTTTTAATGTTCTCTTCCATACACAGAACACCTATATTATCCAAGGTATTCATCATGATATGATGCATAAGCTCTCTGATAATAGAACTCTTACCCATCCCTGCACCACTTGTAAAGGTAACAAGTTCACCAGTTCTAAGACCGTATGTTTTCTCATTCATCTTCGGCCAAGGATAGAGACAGGTTTCATAATACTTCTCATCATAAAGACTATCACCCAGATCAGCAAGATTTATAATACCTGCGGGAGTATATGTCTTGGCATCCCACCAGAGATGGGTGAATTTTTCTCTCTGATTTAATTTTAAATATTCATTAGCATCTTTTAATTCAAGATTAATAATTTTACATTTGTTAGGTTCAAATAATTGAGCTACCTTTCTGGCAGCTTCCCGTCCCGGTCCATCATTATCAAAACATAATACTACATTTTCAAACTTGTTTAGATATTCAAAAGCCTGTTTACAATTT